CCATTTTGCTCGTAAGTCATTACGTCTGGTCCTCCATTGCTCGTGAGACCAAGTATGCTGGTCGTTATAAGCTCGCAAGACCGCTTGTGATGGTCGCTATTTTGCTCGTAAGGCATGGGATTTTTACCCTAAAGTTTTCCTTTTCCCAAAATATTGTAGTTACTTTTTAGTCCTGTTAAATGAAGCAGAGTTGAAGGGGACCACTTCATTTATAGTCGGAAAAGACGCGACTGCTTGTGAAAAACACGTCGTTGATCTTATGTAACAAACCTTTTGTACACGGACTTTGCCTAGTTCTTTTGATTTGATTGCTACGGAAAACGGTTTAGCAGGAAGTAGTTTTCGGATGTAGATCTCCTGTATGCCAAGGGTGGAAGAATTTGATTAAGGCTCGCAAGATTAGCAACCTTGTCGTAGATTTCTTACAATTCTGCCCGTATTCCCTGAAGATATGACAGTAGGGGAAGACAATTTTAATTTTGCTACTATGGATTCTAAGTTTTCTCAACCCGATTGTACTTTTGACTCTTTTGTTCAGTGTGTCGCCAATCGTCGATATAACAACCAGAGACGGTTGTATTTGCGCCACCTGATTTTGAACACCCGCTTTTATAAGCTTGGTAGTCAATTTTCTCTCCAGGATGGAAATGTTGTTGGAGATATTACAAGGTCTCAACGTGTGACTATTTTTGTCCATGGGAAGTTCCGTACCTTATTGGTCGATGTGTCTGATCGACGTGTGATGAAGAGGTTGGAGCCCTATGTGAAGAAAAATGATGGCCATCGTGTCATCAAGGATTTGAGAGGATTGGAGAGAGATCTGAAGAACTTGAACTTTGAGGCTCAAGCTCTCTTTGGCATTGATCACAATCTTAAAATTCAGGACGAAGTCTTGTCCTCTTCTTTAACCCAAGTTACCAACATTTTATCTGGAACTGGCTTTAAAGACGCTATTATTTATCAGGTCTTGGAGATTGTTGCGAAGTTGATTCTTGCTTTTAAGATTGATTTGACTGACACTGTGGCCAGAACTGCACTCGTTTTTACTTTGTGCAACTCAATTGGTGCAACTAAGGTCATTGTTGATAAAGCGATGAGTTTCTTTTCAAATTTGGTTTCTCCTAGAGAATTTGTCGCTCAAGGACCTGATTTCCCTCTTTGGCTTGATTTCTTTACCGGTTTCTTTTCTCTTTTGTTCTTCAGGGAAGTTCCTTCTTTGGATTTGATGAAGAAGTTGAAATCTTTAGGAGATTTGTCTCGTTCTATTGTCTCTATTACCGCCCTGTTTGAAAAGTTGTCCAAGTATGTTTTTCCGACATTGTATCAATGGTATACTGGGTATCCCTATGAGTTGGATCAGTTGAAGGAGACCTTTGAAGATATTAGGAAGTGGTATTCTGATGTTCAAGCATTGGTCGATGTTAAGGCCTTTGATGAGATAGCCACTTCTGAGGATAAATGTCGTGAGGTCGAATACCTGTACCGTAAAGGACTGTTTATGGTTGCCAGGTGTTCTGAATTAAAAGTTCCTCCTACACAGATGCAAGCGTTGAATTTGCATTTTGGTGTTATCAAGATGGTGTATGATAAAGTTATGTGTTCTGGAGCTTTTAAAGGTGGACCACGTGCTGAACCTCTTGTGATTGCACTTTATGGTGAATCTGGCGTTGGCAAATCTGGCATGATGTACCCACTCTCAATTGAGCTTTTGAAGTTGGATGGTCTTGTTGATGGCAAATGGGCTGAAGAAATTTATGCCCGCAATGTTGAACAAGAGTTTTGGGACGGTTATAAGGGTCAGAGAGTTGTCCTCTATGATGATTTTGGACAGATGAAAGATTCTGCCTCAGCACCCAATTTGGAATATTTCGAGATAATCCGAACTGGAAATTTGGCCCCTTATCCCGTCCATATGGCCAATTTGCATGAAAAAGCCAATTCCTTCTTTACTTCTAAAGTCGTGCTTTTGTCGTCAAATACTAAGTGGTTTAATCCTGAGAGTTTGAGCCATCCTGAAGCAGTGCGTAGGCGTATTGATGTGTTCGTTCAGGTTTTTGTGAAGAAAGAGTTTCGTAAGAACGTGCAAGGAAAAGAATGGATGTTAGATTCTGCGAAGGTTGAGCGTGCCTTTGGCACAGCTTTATCTACAGATGTTTATGAGTTTCGTTTTATTGATCCTATGACTGG